ATACTACCTTGACGAAGAAAGTCGCAAAGTTGCCGAATCCCTTCTCATCCGAACTATTCAAGCAAGCAACGAAGGCGCGGCGCAAGCCGATCACGCCTCTTCTGGATGAAGAAGCAATCGTAGCCACGCTAGGACAGCCCTGTGATGTGCGGACCGCCGAATACACGCGGACCGCGTCCGCGATGGCGATCCTTGATGCGTTCGATCGGAATATAGGGCGCGACGAGGCGATCGTCGTGTTCCAGTGCGCGGTGGAGCTTAACGAGCGCATGCGCGAGGCTGAGTTGCTTGCGCGCGTCATCTGGGATGTCGATAACGGGAAATACAAGTTCGATCCGCCGGAGAAACTTGAGTCGTACAAGGTCGTGATGAAGTCCCGCCTGGCGCAGGCGGAAACAGTTCGTCTCCAGCTTCTCACCCAGATGAAGCGCGTTGCGGAGTGCCCGCACGCCGAGGATATTATTAACTGATTTCTAACCAGTCTTCTGTAAATTTTCCCGGCGCGGGGGGCGCCATGACTTTGGGCATCGACATCAACACTGCTGCGTGGGGCGTCATCGCTGTGGTCAATTTGGCGACCGCGTATCTCACCTGGCGCGTTAATCATGCCGTCAAGACCGTGAAGAGAGACGTGATAGCCATTGAAAAGGCCACGAACGGAATGAAGGCCGAGCTCGTGGAGGCCACCGCCAAGGCTTCATTTATCGAAGGTAGAGTGGCTGGAAGAGAACAAGCCACAACGACCGCGGCTCAGTTAGCTACTAAGGTTGCTGCTGCTGCTGCTGCTGCTGCTGCTGATATTAAGTCCACCCCGCCGGAGTGACCTTCGGGCCGGTTATGCGCTTCTTCCTGCCCCACAGGTGCTGCGCAACGTACTCAGTCAGCCCACCATGCGCGATTAGCGCGATGTACTGCAGGTCGTCGACTATGTGCGAGTACCCCTCCGGGTCGTTCTTTTCTGGAACCGTCTTAAGCGCGCCATCTTTTGTTTTCTTGTAGCGATATCCCCCAGCCATCGCTCGGCACAGGAGAGGGCATCCCTCGCGATTAATGAGCAGTGTTGGGCCTCCGTTAGTTTGCCGAGTAAGCAGCGCTTCCACGGCTCGGAGTCGGGGATCAATATTGTTTGTTGGAGCGGGATATGCAGCAAAGCCGAGGCGTTTGAGAAGCTCGACGCTACTTTCCTCAGAATGGCTGCTCTTGGCCACGCCGGCTGGATCGCAGACGAGCGCGATTTTATGGCCGAGGTACTTCGCTTGCATGAGCCGCGGGCGGAGGTTTTGGTTGACATGTTTTTCTAACCCTACGTTGGTGGCGGGGACTTCCTCGTGTACCAGGAGTCGTCCCATGTGATCCATTTGACATATAAGGGACCAAGGGTTTCTTCCGAAATCTTGACCGACGAAGAGCGGGTAGCCAGGAATAACAAGGGTTTCAGGGACAATATGAAAGTCAGCCCGAAAACTCGCAGCAAAGACAGCCTCACCCGAAGGATCGGCACCGTACTCGGCTTTAACGTAGCGCTTGACCCAGTTATGGTCGGGCCCCCAGGTGCTGACGAGACGGTCATAGTACAATCTCCCTCGTGCGACGCGGATAGGATGCCCCTCCGGAAATTTTTTTGTCTCTTCAGTCTGTAGCAAGTAAGACAAATTCTCTGCTTCTGGGGAGAGACCAGACGGTTGGACCCAGCATTGCCACTCTGGAATTTCACCTCGCGAAGTAGATTGCATGAATTTTGCCCATGGCGTCATGTCCGTGGGCATGTTCGTATCGGCGATGATCCCATGCCAGGTGGCGTCCCCGCGCACGCCGGCTGGATACCGGCCGACACGACCGCTGAGGGGGGTCACGATGTCGAAGTTCATCTCGGTACACTCAGACATCCAGGCGCCGGTCAGCTGCATTGAGAGTAATCGCGCTTGATCCGTGGCATCTTCTAGCGGGAGAAATAGCCATTCGCTCACTACATTATCAAATTTGAGGTAGAACACGCTTTCGCTGACTCTCCACTGGCCCAAGCCAATGGTGGACAGTTGCATTTCACAGTCCTTAAGGACGGTGTCTTTAAGCGATTTGAGGGTTTGTCGTACGATGGCAAAACGTGTATACCGGTTTCCGTCCTGTGCTGGTTTCTGTTGCACCGCCCGGCGTAATAGTTCATATATACATCCGGTGGTTTTCCCAGACCCAATGGGGCCACCAATTATTCGGCCGAACGCATCTGATTGCATGAATTTTGCAACCGTTGGCGCCGCTGTATAGATAACGTCAACCATTTAAGTTTTCCAACTTACCCAGTCTTTGCCCTTGTGGGGCTCTGGTTTCGATTCAAGAAAAATCTCCCATCGTGCTGTGATCCCATAGTGCGGGTGGGTGAACCACAAGGACTGCGATGGGACGGTGAACTTAGCGCGTAGCCCAGTTCGCCCGAACTCGTTGTAGCCGATGAACGAGTTTCCCACGATGACGCCGGGGATATCGATGCGCTGGTGATAGTGGCCGAATACCAAGGTGTCGATGTCTACGCCGATTTGTGCTTCGGAGTCATGCACCTTTAGGGCGCCACGGGCGATAGGGCCAAGGGCTCCGATGATGCCGTCGCCGCCTTTCACGCCGTTTGAGTCACCGTGCGTGAGCAGGTATCGGTGTCCGACTACTGAGAAGATTGCGTCGGTGCCTCCGGGGATAAAAAATTTGATGTGTTTGGACTTGGCGAAGTAACGCTCAAGGTTGCAGTAGATCACCCACTCGTTCGACGTGGTGTTGCGCATCTTATGCATGATGCGTTTGGAGTACGACTGATCGCGCGGATGGTTGCCCGTCACACAGGGTATGAAAAGCTTGCCGAATTTCACCCCCATCTGCTCAATGCAGCCAGCGAGCAGATCAGTCGTTTCGTTGATTTGCTGTTGATTGGTGAGGTCGTTGGTGTAGGCGAGCTCTGGATGGATGTTGCCGGTGATCATGTCGCCGCCGATCATCACCACAGCGCCGGGGTATGAAACCTCAGCGCGGCCCATGTGTTCGTAGGCTAGCTCCACAGTGGTGTCGACTAGCGTTTGCGCACGTTTCTTGGCAATGCGAAGATTGAACTCGTTGAGCCCGTTGACAACTTCTCGAGAGACAACTTCCCCAACGTGCCAATCGGACCACAGCATCGTTGGAACTCCGCGTACGCCCCCGTGCCGGGGACGCTCAACCCATTCAGGTGGCTCCGGGGAACGGGCCATAAGGCCCATAATCTCTTCTCTAAGGCGCTCACGAGTATCCTCTTCCTTCTGCAGCATCTTGTTGTCGCGCAGTAACTGTGCGCGCTCAATCCGCATGTCGTGGATTATCGCGTTGGCGTCTGCAAGGCGGTCGGTGTCCGTCTTTTTTACGTTTGACATCATATCTCCATTTTCTCAGTTTGCCTTTGGGGGAATAATTATAGTCAGAGAACACTTTTAGGCCCTTGGGGGATCTTTGAAATTGCCTATTTCGTTGGGATCCCAGTGGTGATTTGTCGTACCTGGCTCCGGCCGCTAGCCCCGCTGGGGAGTGATTGCGCCTCCAGCTCGCGGCTATCCCTTTCGCCGATTGCCGGTAGCGGAGCTGCGCTGCTTTCCCCTTCGATGATTTTTGGTATTTGAAGTCCGCCAATTGTCTCTTCGATGTGAACTTTCTCCCCTCCCATATTAATTGTGATGGTGAAGCGCTCACCTTGGACGGCTTCTTTCGTTTCGCCGGCGCCGGCGAGCTTCGCGAAGAGCTTCGCCGTTTCGGTAACGGACGAGAGCGGGTTGATGTCATTGATCATTCTCGCATTCAACTTGGGGAGGCTGTCTTCCAATATCGCTGCCGCCCCGAGCGCGATGCGTTTGTTCGTGCTGAGGGCGGATTCCCATTCGAGCACGAACGTCTCGTAGGCGCGCTTGTAGAACGCGGTGGGGAGGATAAACTTTTCGAACTGGGCCTGGGAGATGCCGGCGGACGCGAGGATCGTTTCCACGGGGCGAATATTCATCGCCATTTCACGCGCAACCACGGCTATCCGGTTTGGATCGAGGTCCGGATGCACAGGTGCACTGGGCGTTTCGGGCAGTTGCTGAACCGGTGCCTCTTCCATTGCTGTTCCCTAGCATTCCTTCCCCGTAGACACAAGGCTTTTTTCTTAACTGAAGATTAACAGACCAGCGATAGGCTGCGCCACGGCGCCTATTAGGAATTTTCAATGTCGGACATGGGATTGGGTCAGTCAGGTACGTTGTCGGTAACGCCCGAGGCCACCCTACAGCAGCGTGACGCGGCAGCGGCCAACGCCAACATGCCGCAACAGCAACCTGCTGACCAGGATCCTACACAATTAATTGGCCTGATCAAGGGTCAATTCGAGATCTTTCGCAACCACCGTAACACCTCGGCCGGCTGGAGCGATCGCCTGCTCATCGCCCTGCGGACGGCCAAAGGCCAATATGACGCCCAAAAGCTAAATGAGATACGACGTTTTGGCGGCAGCGATGTTTACATTCGCATGATTGCACAGAAATGCCGCGCCGCCTCATCACTTCTCCGTGATATCTATCTGGGGGCCGATATCCCTTGGACCATTCGGCCGTCGAGCAACCCGGAGATCCCGCCGGAGATCCTGCAGTCGATCGACCAGCTGATGCAGGGCGAGGCCCAGCAGATCCAGCAGACCCAGGGGAAGCCCGCTAACCCGTCTGACGTGCAGAAGCGCAAGACCGCGCTGCTCGAGTCCGCCACCGACGCCGCAAAAAAGAAGGCGGCGCAGCAGGCGCGTGACAGCGGCGACAAAGTTGAGGACCTGCTTCGCGAGGGAGGTTTCTACCATGCGATGGCTGAGTTCATCGTCGACCTGCCGAATTTTCCTTTTGCGTGTATCAAGGGACCTGAGGTCAAGATTGTCCCAACTGTTAAGTGGCCAACCGGCGGTGGTAAGCCTACGATCGACCAGACACCTAAACTCACATGGTACCGCGTGTCACCGTTCGATATTTGGTTTACCCCTGGTGTAGCCGACATCGCCGACGCGAACATCATCGAGAAGTTGCGCATCACGCGCTCGAATTTGAACGACCTGCTCGACCTGCCTGGCTACAATGTCGACGAGATCCGCGCTGTCCTGACCGAGTACGGCGCCGGTGGCCTGTACGACAACTGGGACACGACAGACGCTGAGCGAGCGGTGCTTGAGAGCCGAGAAAATCCGGCTTGGAACCGGTCGGGCCTGCTCTCCATGATGGCCTTCACCGGTCACGTGCAAGGTGTGATGTTGCAGCAGTACGGCCTCGCTGTGCCGGACCCGCTTCGCGATTATTACGTGAACGTGTGGAGCATCGGCGCACACGTGATCAAGGCCCAGCTCTCCCCGAGCCCGCGGCAGCGTCACAACTACTACATCACGAGCTTCGAGAAAGTGCCTGGTACGCCTGTTGGAAACGGCCTCACTGACATGCTGCAGGATGTTCAGGAGATCGCCAATGCCACTGTACGTGCTCTGGTTAACAACCTGTCGATTGCTTCTGGACCCCAGGTGGTGGTCAATGATGACAGACTTTCCCCTGACGAAACAGGGGAGGACATGTACCCATGGAAACGATGGCACGTCAGAAACGACCCCGTCTCCAACAACAATCAACCCCCGATCTCGTTCTTCATGCCGACGAGCAACGCCGAACAGCTGATCCAGGTGTTCCAGGCATTTGTCGGCATTGCGGACGATGTCTCCGCGATACCGAAATACGTGGGCGGGCAAGCTGGTGCTGGCGGAGCGGGACGTACTGCTTCGGGCCTTGCAATGCTGATGGGCAACGCGAGCAAAATCCTGCAGACAGTGTCGGCCAACATTGACCGCGACGTTTTCGAGCCGTTGTTGCTGAACCTGACCGACATGATCATGCTCACCGACACGACGGGCTTGCTCACTGGCGAGGAGAAAATCAGTGTCCAGGGTGTCGACGTGGCTGTCCAACGCGAGACGCTTCGCCAACGACAGATTGAGTTCT